AAACCTATTTTGAGAAAATGGCACAGGTTAAATTCTCCGTGTCGGCATTGGGTGCTTACTTAGTTCCGAAGATTAAATCGGTGCTATCTACGAACTCAAAGGCCTCGTCCGGGGGTATAACCGAAGCAGAGGCAATGGAGCAATTGGCTCAGGCTATTGGAGTTGGTGTGGCTGCGGCCTGGAGTAGCCCGATGATTACATCGGCATTCTCTGCGGTTCTAGGCTTACCGATTGCACCGCCCGCAGTACCGGTTACTCCTGGAGATCCTGCTGCAGGCTCAAAGATTCAGGCGGCCATTAAAGGCCAAAGTATGGAGGCTTAAAACACAATGAGCTATAGGGGTGTCACATGTCTATCGCATGAGATAAGACTTCATCCAACAAAGTCCCAGGAGGTCTTTTTTCGGAAAGCCTGTGGAGCTGCTCGTGTCGCCTACAACTATGGTCTTGCTGAGTACAAAAAAGCCATTGACGCCAAAGAAAAACCTAAAATCCTTGAGATAAAGAAGAAGTTCAATCAAGAAAAGAAAGAACTTTTTCCTTGGATGTCTGAAACCAACAAGGATGCTAATCAACAGCCTTTCACTAATCTACAGAATGCATTCGGTAAGTTTTTTAAAAGAACCACTAAGTTCCCAACCTTCAAGAAGAAGGGAAGAAAAGATTCATTCTATATCTCGAACGATAGGTTCTCCGTAGATGGAAATAAATTTCGAATCCCTAAATTAGGTTTTGTTAATGGCGCAGAAGAATTGAGATTCAAGGGAAAAATTTTATCTGCAACGATAAAAAGAAAAGCGAACTTCTGGTTCGTAGTAGTTAGTGTTGAAACCGAAATCAATCCTGCAACTTGCAAAAACCAAGCGGTTATTGGGGTGGATCTTGGTGTTAAAACCCTAGCTACTTTGAGTGATGGCAAAGTAATAAAATCAGTCAGTCCTATTAGAAAAAGACTTAATAGACTGAAGTTGCTTCAAAGGCGTACATCAAGGAAAGTTAATGGGTCATCCAACAAAAGAAAAGCAAATCAGCGTGTAGCTAAGTTACACTATGAAGTCGCCTGCCTAAGAAAAGATGTCCTTAACAAATTGACGACTTATTTATGTGAGAATTATCAAGTTATCTGTATTGAAGATTTGAATGTGTCCGGCATGATTAAAAATCATAAGCTTGCACTTTCGATATCAGATATGGGGTTTGGTGAGTTCCGGAGACAACTTGAATACAAGTCAATCCTGAATGGCGTAACACTTATCGTAGTGGATAAGTGGTTTGCCTCCAGTAAGATTTGCTCTGGCTGCGGATTCAAGAAAGACGCACTGCCACTCTCCGAGCGAGAGTATGTATGCGAGAATTGTGGACAGGTTATAGACCGTGACCTTAATGCCGCAATAAATTTAAGAAACTACGGTTTAGAACAACTAAGGGCGGTTAGCCCTGAAGTAACGCCTGTGGACAAGATAGCTCTGGTCGGTGACGACGAAACTATATTGGTTGAAGCAGGAATTTTAGAGCGACGCGAAAGCATCGCTTAGAAAGTAGCAGGCTTAGAATGATTTCGATTAACCAGGCAGTGATAAACCAAACAGCGTTCGAAAAAGTAGCTGCGTTCGAATTGGAGAAAGACATCTCCACCTGGAACAAAGAAATCACAGATCAGTTCATGAGCCAAGTTACATACTTGCCTCAAGGGACTGAGACAGACATTGCCATCTCAGAGATTGATGAGAACAATGGATACGCAAAAGGAAGTGTTGTTGCCTGGTTGGGCAAGACGCGAATCAATTTCCCCATCATAGTAAACAACTTCAAGCTCGCTCCTTTCGATGTGTTTGTGGCCAAAGAAGAGAAGGATGGCCAATCCGTATTCTTGCCAGCAAACGAGCAGAACGTATCCAGGGTACTGTATCAGCAAGGTCTTGGTATTGTTGACAACTCTAAACCAACCAGCATGATCGAGGGAATCAAACAACCCGGCAACATCGGGCCAAAACAGTCCGTTCCATTAACCACAATGAACGAGCAGTTCGAAGTTCTCAAGATGTCCTCAGCCATGGCTACTAAAGACGACATGATGAAGCTAGCCGACTGTCTGAATAAGAACACTGGCATGCCAGAGATGTTCTACCAAAACAGCGGAAACCACCTGCACAACACCATCACTCAGGTTTTATCAAACGTATCGACACCAAGGACGCAGACCATTGGCAATCTTGACTTGGGTGGAATTGTGGAAGCTAAGCAGTCGGTCGCCTTGGTTGATTCAGAGCTGTTCAATGCGGACTCCATGTCCCCTTTGTTGCCTGGAGATGTGGCTGAGTTGCGCATGCACTCATTCCCAACCATGGAAGACTTCCTCGAAATGTCCAGCAAAGATGATGGAAAGCTCATGATTGCCAAGTCTGGCAAACCTATCACAGGAGTAATCATCGCCAAGTGCGAGATGCCTGAAGACAGGAATTTTATTTCATCGTCGTCACATCCAGGTGAAGAGAAAAAGAAAGAAAAAGTACCACAAATATTTCTCTCATCCTGCGGAAAATATGTTGCAGAGTTCGAAGACTGGGATCGCACGAATGTAGGGTTCTATGGAACTAAACTCGGTGTTAACCCTTCAGATATCATCGCTAATCTTCAGTCAAAAGTATTGGACGCATCCTCAACCAGCAACGTTCTGAATAAGATGGATGGGTCCGATAAGCTATTGGATGCCATGACGGATGCAAATCAAGGTCGAGAGAGATACAGGGGCGACTACCCATCACTGGCATCAACAGAGAGAACATTGTTGATATTCCCAACCCCAACCGGATACAAAGCAACCTCGTTCTATGATGGATTCAGAACTGCCATAGTAAACGGCGCAAAGGTTCGTTACAACCAATCCATGGCCCTTATTCCATCCAATGTTTTGGACATCGTTAGAGTTAGCAAGGTATCCGATCCAGTATTGTCTGCGGCCGTAGGAAGTGCCAAAAACATATACCTCATACCAGAAGCGTCGATGATGATTTCCGAAAAATTCACAAAGCGCCTTGGAACGCAAGACTTTGTCACTCCATCACAAACAGTTAGAAAAGCCTACGAAGTGAGTGAACTTCCAAAAACAGAAGTTAGCGTGAGCGAAAAAGAAGCTGGATTCAAGCTATCCGGAGATGTCATTGCTCCAATAATGAAGCTCGCTGGAGTAAGCCCCAGTGACACATTGTCTAGGCTCCATGTCAAAGCCATTCTCAGTGTTGCTGGCATAAGCAAGACCGCATCTGACATTGCCATGAAGACGGCGTTCAACAGAGCTGTACTTGGCCAAAACCCAACAGCAACAATCTACGGAGGAAGGGCCGATTACTTGACCTCAAAGGGTCTTGATAAGAAGGCTTCTGATACTCGTCGCGCATCAGTGATAGAGAAGATTGCTACTGCACTAAAGAGAGATTTGATCAAGGAAGCAAGCATGTTGACAGACCCAGATTCTGTTGACGTGGTCCTATCACTCAACTTCATTAACAAAGACAACCTGCAGTCTTATGTTGAACAGATTCCAACAATGGAGAAGGTTCAAAGCAAGCTGGCTGGGATGTTGGTTGCCAGTAGAATGGGCTTGGCTGAAGTACCTGAGGGTGCTATAAAGAACTCCATATCTGGATTGACAGATGTTCTCGATGGCCTGAAGTTAGTTAAGTCATCTTTATCTAAAGGGATCTAATACAATGTCATCATGGGCTTACGTGATGCCTAGAACCATAATGAGCCCGAGCTTCGCGGCTTATCGAGAGTCGCTTGGCCTTGAAGGACCAGAGTCTAAAGAGTTGGTTACAGCCAGGCGAGCGCCCAAGGTCAATAGCGTTAACTCTATTCGTGGACTGGATAAAGTTGGCCATATTCAAATGGCTAAAAAAAGAGTCGCGAGAACTCTTCTTTATTTAGATAAACATGCTGGCCTTACAACAGATGTGATAATTCCAAAACTTTACAAGGAAGTTGATGAAATTGTCGAAAGTGTTGATGAAGGCTTGCCGCCTGATGGTGTTACTAAGATCCCTCGGCGCGTGCGAAAGAAATCGGATCCAATAAGGACCGAGATTAACGAGACAGATATGGGGAGTATGATTGCGGCGTCTCCCATTGAATTAACCCTTAATAGTGTATATAATGTTTAGAATCTTCCCGCTGATATTAACCCTTGAGTTACTTGTTTTTGTCAGCGGGCTATGTTAGCTTAAAACCGTGTTCAGAATAGCCTTCCTCCAGCTAGTAGGATTTAGCTTATTTTGGATTGCACTCATCAAGCAAGTTATTACCATCCTTGTTATTTCCACAAGAGCGTGGACAAGCATAGATAAGATGCTTTTGAGCTTTTTTATCTCTTCCTGAAATGCTCGCTTAATGGTCACGTAAAGCAATCCAGCATTTCTTACTGTCGATTCCTGATCCAAGATTCGATCGTAGTGACTCTGTTCTAGATCTGGACCCCAAATGAAGTCATAGGCACCTTGGGCGTCCTTTAGGGTATCAAGATGATCTTTGTTGTAAACGCTCTTAAATACATTGGAGCATAAGTATATCCAATGCTCACGAACGATAGCGATCTCTTTTGGATCGTGATGTTGCTCGGCATATTCCCATCCCTGATCTCTTATATCATAAAAGAGTTTGTAGTTAACCTTAATACCAAGCTTTTCTAACTTGGCGAAGAAGTCTGGATCCATTGGCATCACATCAATCGCTGTTCTTGTGATCTCGTCCAGTTCTGTCTTGAATCTATCCATCACCTTGCTCTTAACGGCATCCTGGTTATCCAATTCCTTCTTAACCTGAAGGATCTTGTTCTTAACGGAGTCAAAGGTTATGTCTCCAACGACACCTTTGACTTCTTCGACCTTATCTTTACCTAGCTTCTGAAATGCACCAAAAGTGCTAGAAGCTAATTTGATCAATGGCATCCAATTCATTGGACCTTCCTTTTTGTTTTTTTTTGTTGGTGAAAATTGATGAGACTGCGTTGAGATGTGATTTTACTCACATCTGATTTCAGGCTTTTGCTTCCTTTGGCTTCTCAACAGTTAGTACGAATACTAATCCATCGAATCGTCCTTTGGTGACATCCGCCCTCTTATCCTTATTCAACACAGTCTCCTTCCATTACTTCGTCACACGTCAATCAGCTGGGCAATTAAGACCACCTATCGCGTCTCTGACCAAGCGGTCGACAAACTTATTCCATTTGTCTCTCGAATGGCCCTTCACCCATTTGAATGATATGGAACGAAGTCTAGCGACTAAGCCCTCTATATTCATCCAAAGGTCGGAGTTGATCACGGGTCTTTTGTTTGTCCTCTGGTATCCATTAGACTTCCATAACGGAAGATTGTTTTTGAAATTATCAGTAACGTATTTGCTATCACAATTTATAATGAGAGCGACATCTTCTGGCTCTACGCCAAACAGCTTTCGCGAGTTCTCTACATTAAACTCGATAGCCTTCAGTACAGCCATCAGCTCGGATCTGTTGGGAGTGGTGTTCTCGATGGCTCCGAAATTATGGGCCGAGAGGTTGATTCCGTCGACATATCCGAAGGTGATGAATCCCCAGGACCCTGAACTTCCACAGCAGCTTCCGTCTGTGTAACAGTTAACGACTGAGCATCTGTACTTTCCATTTCTGGAAGCGGTGGAGGAAGGGATTGAGATTTCAGCCTCTCCGCCCTCCTTTGCTCTATCCGTCTCTTGGCCTCTGCTGCTGGCAGTATCGACACCTCTGCCCTTCTCAGGGCGTCCATCATTCTCCATGCATGACTCTTCTGTGCTGACGCCACGAAGGATACGTGACCCCTTAGCTCCATGAGCCGTTGTTCTGTTAGAAGCTCCGGCTCCCTCACCGTCGCCTGATGTACTGCTGCTCGTAATCTCCTCCTTTCTTTGCGTGGTACACCAACCTTGTCTTTCATAACAAGTCCGCATATCCGCATCCGTTCGTTCCTAGACTTAATTTCTGTTTTATCCGTGTTGATGGTGAACCCAAAGGCATTCAACAATTTTTTAGCTCTTTTATAAACCGCATCAAACAACTGCTCCTTGTTTAATACCTTGCTACTAAAAGCTAGATCGTCGGCATATCTAGTGTAAGTTATGCCAAGCCCCTTGCAGTACTCTGTAGTGTTTTTATCGAACCCTCGCATCACCAGGTTGGATATCTTCGGAGATGTCGCAAACCCTTGAGGGGTGTATCCATTGTAAGTTACAGAGTTTATTATTCTTTTGAATATCGAATTGAATTCTTTATCAGCGTCGTAACCAGGCATGAACATAGACTTGATTTCTTCGCACACATAAGGATACTTGCCAGCAACCTTGTTCTCATACAATGATGGACTGCACCTTCCATCCTGCATTCTGCTTTTATAGATACAGTTCTGGCAAACAACCTTATTCCCAAAGAACACATTCCTGAGCATGTCTTCATTGATAGTATCGAAGAAGTCCTTCAGATCTATTGTTAACAAAGACATTGCACCGACATGCATTTGAGCATTACCTACAATACTCCTGCCTTCTACAAATCCAAAAGCAGCATCGTGCTCCCTAAACTTATTAAGAAACTTCCATGTGATGAATTTATGCAAGACCCTCAATTGCCTATCGGCTATTGTGATCTTGCGAGTCTTTCCATTTGGTTTTTTTAGCTCTAGGGTTCGGATGTGTGTGTTTTTGTCTTCCAGGATCTCGTCCACTTTATCGAGTGGTCTCCCGAACATTTGGGAGGACGAGAACAGCGAGTTATCGCTCAGTGTTTCTTGTAGAGAAAGTCTTGCTCTAGCCTCTTCCTTCGATTTGTCGTAGATCCTTGTCATCTTTTTCCTTTACCGCTAAAGCCCTGGCGTCAACCATGGTCTTAGCTTTGTTTTCGGTTAATATTGCCTTAGCAGATTCTTCGATAGGATCTGTCTCGTCTACTCCTAGCTTTTCCATTTCATACTCCTGGTTCAACTTGTTCAATACGTAATCAACAAAAGCATCAGTATCCTTCTTATCAATTACCCCATGAAAATAGTTGTCATACTTTGATCCAACAAATCCGAAATCAAGCTTGTCTATAGTTGATTTAGATGAAGACCAGGGATTCTTCTCCAGCTCCACTATGGACACATTATTATTCTTTTGAGATATGCGTAAAAAGTATTTGCAATCACCATGCAAAGCCTCACAGTACTTAGGATACGACCAACCAAAGGGTTGGTGTAGTATCGACAATTCTTTTCCTATGAATGTGAGGCATTTACTAGACTTCCTCGCTCTTGATACCCATCCAGAAATAGACTCGTCACACTCAAGTGTTTTAACAATCAGATCCAAATCAAACTCACATCTTGATATCACTTCTATAGTCCTTGCGTAGGACATAAGCGATGGAAATGTCTCTTCCATAAACACATACAGCGACTTCATCTTCGTCCCTCTAAAGGGAGAGAAGAACTCCTGAGCATTGGAGCAGAACTTAACCAAAGATGACTTATGCATCGTCTTGCTGTTGAATGCTTTTCGGAAAGAGTCGAGGTTCTTCTCTGGTATCTTGCCTTGGTTAAATTTAAAGGCCAGGGATGTTAGGCTGTCATTAGCGAACAATACAGACCCATCTATTATCTTCTCGTGTAGTTCCTTATTGAACAGGTTTGATACCTGTGTAACACATGGATCTTTTATCAATGGCATTCCAATAAACCTCTTAGACTGGTCAGAGTCACTTATAGACAGCGCCCTTTCCCTCAACTCAGTCTCTGGTGTTAATGGGTTAAAAAATTGGAATCTCCAAACCTTCGATTTGGTTTGGTTCAGCAACATTGCCGATGCAACTAAAGCATCGGGAGATGTTGTGGAAATAATGAGCATTAGCAACCCCTTTCACCATTGGTTAAATTACCCGTACAATAATGTGATTTCAGGTTTGTTGAAAAACTAACAGGATTTAGTCTTGAGATTCTTGATTTAGTCTTTCGTCAATCTCGCTTTTGGCCTTATGAACCAACATACCGTTTAGGTATCGTTGGGTGAAAGGTAGCGCAACAACCGCGGCCGCCCTAGCTGCACTGGACCCCGACTGAGACATCTCTCTCTCGAAAGCATCCGCAGCCCTCACTGCTGTCGTTATAGTTGATTGAGCATCTATCGGAATCTCTTTCATCAAATCCGGGGCTACGGGAATAACCTCTTCTTTCTTTACTCGCTTAAGGAACTTCTCATAGGATTCACGCCGCTTGGGGCTCTCCGTACCATACGGAGTGGCTGCTCGTGCTCTAGCCATGGGGATAAAATTAGATAGGTCCCCACTGTCATACTCTTCTTCAGCGACCTTAGCTAACTCTGAGGTGAAACCTTTTCTAAAGCATTCCTCTAGGCTAGACCTAAAGAATGGTGCTGAAGATTGCATTTGGCGTATTGTTTCTAGGTTGTCCATGATATGAAAATAACTAAGATCGACTTACTGTCCGATCGATTATATGCACAAGTGCGCAAAAAATCATATACTTTATGAAATATGAGTGGTGACGCCTACACGGTGGTTTAATGGAATGTCCATTTAAGAAGTTTATTCAAGCCCATTATTTCGCAGGGCAGCCCGTGCACAACACCATTGGGATATGTGGCATTTACGGGTATTTGACCACAACAGGAGAGGTGTCTAAATACTATGCGGAAATCTCCGACATCCTTCCGCAGGCCCTTCAGGACTTAATGGCCAATGGCGGTCACTTCGATTCCACCAACGACTCGCACTCGCAATGGCTAAAACACTTCGGCGTATTCGAAGTATATGACTACATGTCCAGGCGCAAGATTAAGATGGACGACACCCCAGCCTATTTCAAATGGATAGAGGACATACTCTGGATGAATAAGCTTCCGGATGTTCAGACCGTGGTCAACATCCTGATGTTCAACGGGGAGCCAGACCATACCATATCCGGAATCATCTCATTCAAGTACAAACGAAAAGTAGGGGTTGATGCTTTAAGATTACACAGGGAGTTGTTTTGGAACTGCTTAATCCTTGATGCCAAATCGGCATTGTACTACTGCAAAAACTTCCATAGCAGCGCCCTTGTTATACGACAGATAACATCCGGAACCTGCGTGTTAAATACATCAGAGGAGCTTGAGAAGGCTATTACCAGTATCGCTTCAGGAGATGAGTATGGCGACGATGGGAATAATGTCGGTGTTGTTTTTCAGGATCCAGAATACATCAAATGGAAAATAGGAGTACCTGACGCCAAGGTTCCAGACACAAGAGAGTTTCTTGAAGAGGTTAAGAAGTCATCCATATTCAAATTCCGTGAAGCATCCATGATCTCTCAAAGCATAGAGGTTGAAGAGAAGAAGGGGAATAATGCTGCACTTGGTGATTTTAACGAGACTATAACAAAGAAGAGAAATACCGAAGAGCGAAGATCCAGAATGATGAAAGAATATCTGGACATGTTCATTAAGGCCGAGAAGGCAATGCCAGAAAAGAAAGATGATACAGAGAACTTCTTCCAGAGATTGGATCAACTTGAAATGAACTTCGGTGGAGAGCGCCTGGCTGTTGCCACGGATCAGAAAGACCTGTTTGCCGATATAGTTGGCGATGTTAGATGAAAGCTTATAAGCCACACAACTTCGCCCAGGCAATATTCCAATTAAACGGAATGCCTCTTCAGATGCCTAAAGAGTCGATGCATCACCTGTGGCCCATCTACGACCAGCCAAGCAGATCGTTATTGCTAAAGTTCGGAAGACAGACTCATAAGTCTTCAACAATGGGTTATACAATAGCTTTGCCTTGCTTAAGATACAGGCATTACCATTCGCTTTATGTGGCACCAACAGGTAATCAAGTGTCTGTATTCTCAACAGATAAATTGAATGGCGCACTCAGAGGGTCCGCAACCATTGACCGTGAGTTTATGGATACGGAGACAAAAGACCAGGTTGGGTACAAAGAATTACGTAATGGCTCCAAGATGTATTTACGCTCCGCATTCCATACTGCTGATGCCATTCGCGGTATTTCTGCGGACAGTACGAGCATCGATGAGATACAGGATATTATTAGCGATCACATCCCTGTTATCGAACAGTGCATGTCTCATAGCCTAGCTAAATGGGAACACATGCAGAAGACATTCCCGGATTTACCAATGCATCTATTTAACCATAAGATGTATGCGGGCACTCCCAAGACTGCCGAGAATACGCTTGAGAGATATTGGAACAAGTCAACTAAAACCGAGTGGATCATTAAATGCCTGGCATGCAATAAACACAACTACATCGATGATAAGAATGTTGGTCCAACTTGCTTGATATGCAGAGCTTGTAGTCGCCCTATCTATTATGAGAATGGGCAATGGGTTCGTATGAATGAGAAGGGTGTGATTGATGGATACAGATTGCCACAGGTTGTTTTGAATTGGGTTAACAATCGCAATCATCCCGAGGTGTGGTTTGAAAACGTAATAAAACCCAGGCAGTTATACACCGAAGAGAAGTTCTTCAATGAGTGTTTGGCCCTGCCTTATGCTAATGCTAGAAACCCTTTGTCCAGAGCCGAGATGGAGGCGTGCTGCAAGTCTTACAGATTTGTAGAGCCCGGGCAACTTAATAACGTGACAATGGGCTCTAAGCTTTATGCCGGTATCGACTGGGGCAAAGGTGATATGGCGCAGGGTACGTCATACTCTCACTTGTGGATTGGTGGATTCTACGGCAATGTGTTCAAGATAGTATTCGCTAAGAAGTACACGGGAAAGATGTCAGATCCAATTGAACAGATGAAGGATATGATTAACATCATAAATCAGTTCAGAGTTGACATGACCATAGCCGATAGTGGCGACGGTAGAACATCGAATGCATTCATGGTTAAAGCCCTTGGGGCAATGCGATTCGCTGAAGTTTATGAGCATGGAACAATGGCTAAAAAAGTTAATTGGAAATCAGACCAAGGCCTCTATCTCATAAATAGAACATTATACATGACCGATGTGATGATGGAGATCAAGAGGCAGCAGATAGAGTTCCCGTGCGTAGAGGACATGGATTCATTCATCCCTGATTTCACCAATATTTACGAAGAGTACAGCGAAGCTACCCGCATGAAGAAGTACGACCATAACCAACCAGATGATGGGTTTCATGCGTACATGTTCTGTAGATTTGCAGCAGGCCTAAGGCGTGGTGAGTACAATGGATTCTTGATGGAAGCCAAAGCTGACAAGAAGTCGGCCAATGCGCCAATATCAATGTGATAGCAAAAAAAACCATACACGCTTTCGAGCGTATGGTTTTTGTGTTTAGATTCCACCGTATGGTATGTTTCCTGCAGCAGGGGCTTTTGCAGAGACAGGTTCTGCAAAAGCTTTTGCCAGTTCTTTTTCTAGTTCTCCTGAGTCGGCCTTAATAGAGGTCTCGACCTTAGTGGTCGAGGTCGACTTGCTTGTCAGGGCATTATACTTGTCTTTAACATAATTCAATAGAACCGGGCTGTCCAATTCAGAACTCAGACCTACCGCCTCGTGGAGGCGATTGGTCCCACGAATAATGGTACTCGCTGTTGCGTACCCTGTACCGATAACTAATCCTGTCTTGAATCCCTGTTCGATAGCGTTGATTGCGGAAAACTTTTGCTGAAACATAGTATCTCCTTCGTGAGTCAAGTATTCGAAGCGGTATTGCCCCGAAGCATCCATTGTTAAATGGTTATGGTTGACTCTATATAGTTTATACCACAAAATGGCCAAAAATAACACTATTAGGGGGTATTTAGGCCTATATGGGGGCGTTTAGGCCTATATGGCCATAATAGGCCTATTATGGCAAAAAAGAAGCTCCGTGAACCCCAAAGGGGCCCCGCGGGGGAGAACCCGCGGGAATCTGCACACACCCCCATAACAAAGTGTGCGCAGACGTGCTCTTTATCAAAGTTGCCATCTTTTACGATAGCTGTTTGATTACATATTAGTTATACCATGAATTAACTTATTTTAACAACAAAAGGCGAGGTTTCATGCCATTCAAATCTAAAGCACAAATGCGGTTATTTAAAGCCAAAGAGGCCAATGGGGAATTGCCAAAAGGCACTTACGACCAATGGTTGAAAGAAACACCCTCAATTGACGCTCTCCCAGAAAAGGTGGCTGAGCTTATGCCCTCGTTCTTCGACGAGATGTCCAAACTGGCATCCAAGATACCAATGTCAATAAGCAAGCCTGTTGTAACAAAAAGAAAGTTACCTCACAAAAGATTGATAACCACAGAAGAGAGAATAGATCAAGCTACCAAGCCTGCTGTTACAGACACGATTATAAATAGAAATAAGAACGTAGCTAGACGGCGAGGGGTGGAAGTATCCCAGGCTTTTAATTAGGCAGGATTATTCCACCAGGAGATCTGCGCTCCCTCATTGGCATAATCTCATTAGCATAACCCCTGGCATCCACTAGCAATGATTCTTGTTCAAGAGACACCAAGTCCTCTCCACCGACATGACCGGCAGACTCTTCGAGAATCTCTTTGATTGTCTTGTCGAATACCGCTTCGTACCTAGCCACAGATCGTTGCAATTCACCGAGTGGGGCCAACCTGAACTCTCGGATTAAATTGGCTTTGGCTGCATCGATAGATCCGGCCATCAGTCTGTTCTTTGTGGGGCTTCTGTTGAGCATAAACTCAATCATTTGGGATATAGCCGACTTGAAGATAAGTTCAAGAAGCTCGATCTTATCTGTACCTGGCTTTGCCTCGGCCAGCCACTTGGGCAAATCTTTAACTAAGTCATTTCCGTCTTGCATGGTAAGCGTCACCTTTCCTTTTGCTTTCAAAAATAGTTCCAAACAATCATTGTTCGCAAATCCTTTGTGTAGAAGGGGTAAATAGAGCTATTTTTAAATTATAGAGAATTTTGTTTACAACAGACGGCGGGGAATATGATTCCAAAAAGTTTTGGCGACGAACTAATAAAAACTGCTGGCATGTGGGATGTTCTTGGTAGGATGACAACCAGCACTAGAGCGCGTCGCGCCATGGAAGAACTTCGTGGCGATAGAAAGATTTTTCATGGAGGACTTGGGGCTTTTGTTGATAGCTTCAGCAATGTGCATGGTAAAGCTCGCGCCGGTTTGGCCGCAAGACAGGGTAAGAAGCTGTTGGACCAGGCCACAAGCTATTACAATGATGCTAAGGGCGGATTGTCAGGAGTGTTCGATTCATTGAAAGGTGGACATGCCGCCATTAAAGCAAAAGAACGAGAGTTAGGAAGGTCATTGTCCTTCGCCGAGAAGTCTCAATTGAATTCCGGTAACATGAAAAGTTTAGGTGAAAGTGCTCGCAAGGTTATGGGTGTGTTTGGTGACAAAAACAGGAACTTAGAATTTATGGAGCGCGCCGGTAAAGCTAAATCATCCTTTACTAACGCTTTGCATCCCGAAAACACTCTTGTTGGAAAATCAATCAAGGGTGCCAAGGTCGGAGCGGGTGGACTTGCTGGTGCTGGCGTTATTGGTGCTGGAACGATAGGATACGATGCGGTTACTAGAGATCCTTCCTTGTTGTACAACGCTGGGATGGGTGGTAATATTCGCAAAGGTGCTGATTTCGCTGGAAGTTGGTATTGAGAGGGCAAAATGACTGACGAGCAAATGATCGAAGTTATAAAGAAATCTTCTGAACTGGTCGCCAGGGAGTACCTATCCAATGGTACATCTATGAACGACCAGGTAATCCAAATATCCGAAGAGATGGGATTGAATGAGGAGATTATTCGTAGAATTTGCGAACAGGCAAATCAGGCTGTTTATTTAGCTTTATTCAACAACCCAGAAACCAACAGAAAAGACATCAAGTTCTGTATGGCGGAACCAGAAGAAATAATAAAGATTTTAACTGAAAGAGAGTCGAGCATGCAAGACTACGACATCGCTCCCACGGACTACAAGTCCGGCCTGGACGTAGCATCTGATAAAGCACCTTCCGTAAACATGGAAGAAATTATCAATGCGTCGATTCCTCAAATAAAGGTGGCCGCATTGGCTATCGGAAGAAGAGACATTGGTGTTTACCAAGGCTTCCTATCCAACCTAGAGGGATTGCGATCTGAAGAGATGCGCAATATTGAAAAGTTGGCTGAGCGTGTTCGCCGTGACACGACAATCATGGTATCCAATAACGAGTCGATTGCCGACATAGCTAAGCTCGCATGCAGATACGTCAAATCGAAAGGCCTGTCCTTCGACAAGATTGCATCTGTTTACAACGAAATTCACGATGAGCTTATCGCTTCCGGGTACAAGGTGAATGATGAGTTCACGAAGATATCCTCCGCTCCGTTGCGCATGGATTCCCCAGTATTCTTCCCTTCATTTGAGATCGCTCTTGGTTTTGAGAAGATTGCTGCGTTAACGGAAATGATAGCACGGGCTTCTGAAACTCTGTCGGCCTACAAAGAGATAACAGAAAAGGTGGAGTTGCATCTTGTCTAAACCCAAATCAATCCTGCAATCTTTCATAAAAGAAGCAGGGGTGCTTTCGGCTACCTCTGATTTTGCTGGCAATGTTGCCGGCTCAATTGCAAGAGGTGCTTTACCTGTCGATAAGACTGCTCCAATCGGAGAAAAATTGATTGGTCTTGGTGTGAAGGGTGCTTTGGGTTATGGGACTTATAAGGGCCTCAGGTCCATAGCAGCAAAGCCCCCAACTCCTTTGGACTACACTTTCATGCAGCGCAACAGGCTACTTGCTGGGGAGATAAAACCCGAAGAAATTGCTGGCGATGAGCTAGCAAAAATTAAGAGATTAGGGATGAAGTATGAGTAGCTCCCTGAGGTCTTTTGGCGAAGAAATGAACAAGCTGGCATTCGGGCCTTTGCTGAACGCTGGGTTTAATGCACTCGGTGCAGTATCTGCGGTGAATGAGGGTAAGGCAAAGATGAAGGATGCTTTTAAAGCACCATCATCCGGAAATCTCCCTCTTCCCCATTGGAGTCAATTTGGGTATGGTCGCGGAAAAGTATTTCGCGGATCGAATCAACTATTTAGGACAAGGATCCCACTATGAGTATTGAAGTTGGTAAAGTGAAAGATGCGGCACAAAGACTTCTCTACAAAGGCGAAATTACGCAGGAAGAGTTTGATTCTCTTGAGAAAGAGGCTGGTGCCGGTACTGTTCTAGGGTCTATAGGTGCAGGTCTATTAGGAGCGGCAGTCGCATCAAAACCAGTAGCAAACCTCGGGGCCGCCGCATTCAAAGCGGTACTCCCAAGCGGTCTCGCTCAGATAGCCTTCCCAAGAACAACCGGAATTATAGAAATGTTAGGCAAAGCGGCCATACCAACTGCGGTTGGATTAGGTTTGGCTGCCGCCGGAGCAAAAGGCTACGACTACCTAAAGCAGAAGATTGAAGTTTCTAGGACACAAAATCAGGTGCTGTCAGACCCAATGTTTGCCGACAAAGACCAAGATCAAGTCAAAAACTATTTTGATGTAGTGAAAGACTTCGCGCCAACCGCGGCATCAAACCCACTCGTAGCATCAGCGCTCGTAAATAAGATGATGAACTTCGGTGGAGTTGATCACAAGTTGGTTCAAGATTTGAGAAACATAGAAGATACCAAAAAAGAATACCTTGCCGATCAATTCACATCAGAAGCCATCAAATCATTAATGAAATCTGTTGTAGTTGGAAGTGGTGATGTCTAATGTCGAAAGCATTTGACTCGGTTGCTGGAAAGATACTATCCTTTCCGTATCGTTATCCAAGAACAACTCTGGGTGTAATTGGTGGGGCTATTTTAGCAAAGGCTTTGTCAAATGTATCCAACATAGCTGCGGCTGGAAGCAGCATAGTTACCGCATCTCAGAATCAACAGCAGAGCGAACTTCTCAGACAGCTTGTTAACAATACCAATCCTTCGGAGCAAATCGTAGGAACTCCAATAAACATGTCAGAATTGATGGGTGGTTAGGGTATGGGCGAAATTATCGGAACCCCTCTCATCAAGACTGCTGTTGACGGTGGATACAGTTCTTATCCAACATACAACGACTATCAGCCACAACAACAACAAGGATCCAATTGGGGTAAATCCGCATTAATGCTTGGACTTGCTGGTGGTGGTGCTTACGGCGCCCACAAGTTATACAAGGGCTTCACACAACCTAAAGTCGGATTCATCGGTAAGATGTTGGGTCACGCAAAAAACCCTCTGATTGCTGGAGCGATCGGACTTGCTGGATGGGGTGCTGCGAAATATGGCAAAGGCTTGGCTCGCGGTCTATCTACCATGAAAGAATTCAGACCTTTAGCCAAGTCTTTCATGGGTAATGAAGGGTATAGAAAATTTACAGAGGGTGCCACAGAGGTTAGTCCATTTGTTAAAGAGCAAGCAAGAAGACATTTCGGTCATAGGGGATCTGAGGGCTACGACGAGGTAATGAACGCTTGGAACAAAAGAAGAGAGTTTAGATCTGGAAAGTCATTAGGTACGGTTCCTTTAAGCCAGAAGCAAAGAAACTTCCAACCTGGGGCAATGAAGCCAGCCCCGCGAAATTTAGATACCACTCCAGCTAGCGCTTGGGGTGCTGATGGAAAGAAAAGGGCTGATTGGAATCCTGATGATGTTGCCGGAACTCCAAACACAACGCCTAGTGCGTCTTTTGCGGCAACAGATAATTCTGCCGAAGTTGCTCGACAAGCCCGAGGTTTCGCCGATCCAAATGCCGCTAGTGAGACTATAGCAGCAACTCCAAAGACCGTTGGCGCCAAACCAAAGAAGCAGCCAATCAATAAAACAAACCAAGGTAGTTGGGGTGGGGAATAAACATGTTAAACATTCAAGGCAAAAGAGTCATCAGCATGGCGTCCATCCAGTCTCTTGTGAAAAGAGCCGCAGATGAATCCGCAGCTCCAGCACCATCAAACACTAAGAGTGAGATGCTTGCCGAGCTCATTGTTGATATGCAAAAAGAGTATGGTGCTGCCATACAGTACATAAATCACGCCGCCATGATTGATGGCGCTGAGTTCGACTTCATCAGTCGCCACATACTTGAACATGCTCAAGAAGAGTTCGATCATGCTAAAGCTTTGGCTGACCGCATCCAGTTCTTGGGTGGAAATCCCGCCATAACCATTGAGACCGTTAAGGTGTCTGGTTCGGCGATAGAGATGCTTAAGCAGGACCTAGAAGGCGAGAATGATGCTATCGCTCGTTATCGCAAGCGTATTGTTCAGGCTGAGTCTATTGGTGATTTTGGAACGAGCGAGTTGATTCGCGGAATATTGGCTGACGAAGAGAGTCATAAGAATGAACTTCAGACAACATTAAGAATGAGGTAATTGTGGTAAGTCCGTTATTAGGCATCAAAGGTCAAGTCGCCGGATTGATTAGAGGCGCTGCCGAATCCTCTTCCAACCAAGGGGCTTTAGACGCCATGGTTGAAACCGTGGCATCGCCAGAGGTTCAAAGTAGGATACATAATGCCTTGAACCCGGACGACACTACCGAGATAAGAAAAAAAACACTTGAGGCTGTAGATGAGATTTTGAGTGGCCCAAAACCACCTAACTTCTTTTCGAAAAACAAGGGTTTCATACTGGCCGGAGTTCCTGTTGCCAGTGGTCTTGCTGGGATTTACGCATCCATGAAGTCGTCCGCAGCAGCCAATACCGCCGATCAGGCCATGAAAGCTGTGACGAGAGCCTCCATACCAGCATTTGCTGGGATCACCCTGGCAAGCCTTCTTGGAGCCGGATACCTCGGCAAACAAATATTCATGGACAAGCAGGCTGACGGAGAATGGGATGAGGCTACTAAAGGAAGTGGTGGAAGCGGTGGTTTAGACCATCTCCGCTATAACATGCATGAGATCAGAACCATAAAAAAGACTGGCAGTATGAATAAGATTGCCGGCATTCCATGGGCGTTATTAAAATGATTAAGTATTTCGACGTAGACTCCTTTGATGAATCAGGCATTAATATTATACCTGTTGTAAAAAGAGGCTTGACTAAAACAGCTAGCTCTTACTCTCCCGAGTTGATGGAAGTCATCATGGGGATGAAGAGAGACCCGGCCTATTACTACGTCGTAATCAATGCTTTAGGGGCTTTTGAACGCTGGGGTGCGAATAAGAATGGTGATGGATTTCCTGAATCCGGATTGAAGCATTTCTCCACTGCCCAGGACATGGGAAGCGAGAATGACTTCGGTTACAAAACATTCGAGCTTTACGCCAAGCTGTTCAAGCATCATGTTAACAAATCTGATTCCCCAAGTTACGGAAAAGTATTCCACTCACATTGGAATGATGCCATCAAGCGCGTTGAGTTAATAGTCGGAATAGACAGAACATCTGGCGCTGATATTATTGATGCTCTTGAGAGAGACGAGGTTGTTAGCGTCAGCATGGGAGCGAGAGTCAAGCATGATCTGTGTAACATATGTGGTAACATGGCTTCTACCAGAGCTCAATATTGTACACATCTAAAGAACTATTTGCGACACATTGTTTCGGCAGAAACCGCAAGAAAATGGTCATTGGAAACAGGAAGGCTTATACAGCCTGGAACCATGGTACATGCCATTAATGACAAGCCTAAATTCTTCGACATCTCCAGAGTGCATGTTGGTGCAGACAGGACAGCTTTTGTATTAGGCAAGGCCGCCTCTACAGCACATGGTCCAAGCGGATTGGATCTGGCCGAAGCCTATGGGATGACAGATACTATTTCTGATGAGCTTGAGAAGAAAGCGCGCTTGTCAAAAATCTCTCAAATCAGAAAGGTTTCGGAGATAGACAAAGAGGTTGGTGGTCCTGGTGAAATAGATGGTGCTGTGATTAAGGATGATACCTTACACAAAGTCTTGTCTGGAAAAATGCTGAATCTCATAGAGTCTGAACCAAGGCTCCCAACAGAAACGCTTAATTCTTTAGCTATGAGTGGGAGCTTAAAAGAGGTCCTTTCCAATATGCTTGGAATTGGCATTCATCCCAAGCCCGTTGAGTTCCAGCGCATTGTTCTTGTTAACATAGGCGAGCGCGACTTAGCCGACCAGCTTGAGTCCCAGAGAATGGTGTTCGACAACAACGCTCCATGCGGATGTACTCAGCTCGACATGCCAGAACCAAACAATGATTTCATTCTAAGAATGCTATCGAAGTATATCTCAAGTAGATCGTCGGCCATACCAGCATTGATGAGTAGAATGAATGCACCAGTGGAGAAAACAGCATCTGTCATGGATGCAATGAAACTGCTTAAGGGTGAGATCGCTCAATACATGGCTGGTTTGTATGCGGGAATGAAGATGAAAGCTGCTGGAACATCAGCTCAAGTTACAGCATCCCTATTCGAAAGAAAGCCTTGGCTATTGCCTGTCATTGGTGGCGGCGTGTACGCAACACTAATGAGAACTATTGCCGATTCGGATAAAACAGACAAGACCTTGATCCCAGCTTATGCTTACACCGGTTCGTTAAAACCTGGTTTCCAAAAGCAAGCCTCAATGGGCAATGCTGTTGGTCTAGGTTTAGCAGCAGGAGCATTAGCATTGCCAGCGGCCTATGTTATGAACACATACAACCAGAAATCGTTGTATGAAAAGGGTGTACCCTTGTTCGCAGGCGCAGGCACGGATCCAAAAACTTCCGCTATTCTCGCAGGCGGAGGGACGCTTACAGGGACTCTCCTTTATGACCGATTAAAGGGAAAGTTAGGTAAGATTGTTTAATTGAATTGCGAACAAATGCCATACATGCCTATATTTAGGGCTGTAGAGGTTTAACACTCACTGGAGGAACAGGAAAATGAAAAGATCGATGGAAGACTTTATGGGAATCGTTGAAGGCGGACAAAACAAAACCGCTAGCGCACGAAAAGTTGGCTCTTCTCTTTTAGAGAAGTTAGCTAACGAATTAGCAATGGAAGGTGGCGAAGCTGCTGCTACGACAACCGCTTCGGTTCAAGCTGTAGCCGCTGGTAAAACTGGCGTTGAAGCTGCTCCTGGCGTTGTTGCTGCAACCGATGCAGTTACAGCTGCTCAATTGGCTGCCGTTGGAATGGACCCAGCACAACAGATCGCTGGCGAAGTACCTGCTCAAGCAGTTGCCGCTCCTGTCGTTGTTAGCGCAATGGACGGAACCGCTGTAGGTGCTGCTGATGGAAAAACTCAAGAAGCTTCTGCGGCTGCCGCTGCTGGTTTCTCGACAACTCCTTCAGAAATCAAAACAGCTTCTGATGCAGATGCTTTAGGCCGCCAAATGGCCCGCAGCTTCCACTCAGAATTGAGCAAAATTGCTCAAGACAACGAATATCAAGACGGCTTGATGTTCTTGAAACAAGCTGGAATGTTAGACGGCTACAAATTAGCCGACGCGGACCGCTTAGAAAAAATCGCAAGCGCCGAAGGCAGCTTCGAAACTTTGGAAAAGATTGCATCCATGTCTGGCGCAATCACCAAAGCCGACATCATCACTGGTGCTCAAGAACTTGTAGCTTTCCAGAAGCTTGCTGCTGATGCAGAAGCCGCTGGTCGCGCACACGCTCACGAGTTGATGGCCAAGGTTGCAGAAGAAGAAGCTGCTATATCTGAAGCCGCCGCTGAAGGTGCTGCAGAAGAAGGCGAAGAGCAATTGTCTGAAGATGACATGGCTGCTCTAGCCGCTCAGCTCAAAGCTGCCGGATACAAGATCGTTAAGGAATAAGGCTGAGCATTTCGATGTTCTCCCTTATCGGAACAAACCTTGGGGTCACAAACCCCAAACTTACCCTTGGTTAACTCCTCGGGTAGAAAGTATTGGAATCTCCAGTGAGTTCAAAGATCCAAAGGTTGATTAGGGAGGCCATCGAGGCTGGAAATGGTGCGACTAAAATCGCATCTACCCATACATCATTATCTGAGATCGAGAAGGCAGCTGTGGGACTCAAGAAGATCGCCGGTCTTCCTCACGATCCTTTAACTTACCATGCCTTTCAAGGGGTAATGAAAATCGCTTCCGAGAAGCTTGAAGAAGCAATAAGCTACATCAAGTCCAAAGAATGCGTTATAGATGGACTCCAAAAAGAGGCTGGGATTCAGGGTCTGGTGTTGGATATGGTTGACGTAGGCTTAATCGGTGAGCATGATGTCACGACCAAAACGGCAGAGCTTCTGGGAAAATCCCAGCAAGAGCTCGAAGTGATCCGTGAGGCCTCCAAAATGAGGAGTGCAGGCGGAAATGTGTATTTCAGTTCGGAGAAGACAGCTTCCGAACATATCTCCAGCGAACCTCAACGTGGGAAGCGCGAGATATTTTCATCTGTTTTTAATTAACAAGTAAAGTCGAAAGGACTGAACAATGATAAATGTATTAACAATCCTAAGCAAGCTCGACCGCGTATCACGCGTTGTTGATCCAGCATCCTTCAGCTACAACCCAGGCCAATGGGCTGATTTGGATTCTGAAGGCGGATTAGTAGTCCCTGCCAACGGAGTTCCTGCAGTATTGCCTCAGTTGATCTTGGGCAACCCAGGTGACAACGTGTATGAAGGACATGACCTGAAGGTCGGTCGCATAACCACCATCGAGGGCGCTGGCGTTCGCGTTTCTGTTGATGGCGCTGGTTTCGCTGGAACCGTAAATCAAGGCGACTTGCTTTATGTTTCTGCTGATTCTGCAAACAAAGGCAAATTAGTAGCCCTTGCTACGATCACGGCCCCAGGTTGGTATGTCGCCGTTGCCAAAGCCCAGCAGATCACTGCCGGTGTTTTGACATACGTAACCTTATCACCTGTTATCTTGACCCAAAAATCCTAGTCTGTAACAAGACTTGAGTGAAAAGAGCTTCGAAGAAATTCGAGGCTCTTTTTTTTTGATCATGCAAAAAACAGAGTGCAAGCTCTCCCTGTTTTTTGTTCATTATAGACATGAATACTACCGCGTTTTTCGACGAGATGACTAAGATAGCAATGTCATTCAACAAACCGTTAATGCAAAGCTTCTTCTCAATGGAAAGATTCGCAAAAGCTCATGCTCCTGTTGGAACTAAGTCTAGGCTTGGCGTCTTACGAAGCAATGTTAAAAGAGCCATCAAGAGTAATGACAGTAAGCTATTGAACTCGTATCACAACGAGCTTTCCGGTATCACCAAAAACATATCGAAGTCCAAGGGCATACAGGCTCCAGCTTCTTTCAATTCCGGATCGACAAGCATCTCTCCAATTAGAGTATCGAACCCAATACCATCATTGCAGTCCACAACATCGTTCGCCAAAGGCATGCCTAGGTCATCTCGCTCTCCTTCTATGACATTGGGCTCTTGGCGATAGCTAAAAAATCATTTGCGTTCGTACCGTATTTTGTAGTAGTTTTATAGTCAAGCATAAGGCGCTATCATTGTGGTGGTTGCTGTAATGCGCTAACTAAAATTATCAAGGACAGTAAAACTATGATGAAAGATATTTCATCCGCTCAGTTTAACGAACGGTTCTTGGAGAAAGTTTCCTCTGTATCCGGTCAAGCCGAATTGCAGGAAGCTGGTCGCCAATACATCAAAACCGAATTGATGGAATCTGCTTTTAGCCGAGCCATCATCCCTCAAGAACCCATCACAACCGCTGATTGCCAACGCAACGTGGCTGATGATTCTTTGTACTTAATTCGCGACGTTGAACCAGATGCAGAAGCAGTTGGCGTTGATAACCTTGGCGAACCTGATGGCGTAATCGTGGCTGGTACACGTTACATCATCCCCATCGTTAACTTCAAAACCAAGCGCTTCCAAATCACGGTTGAATCACTTCGTGCTTATCAGTACAAAGTGACCAAGCGTATTGAAGACAAATCGGTTCCAGTTATCGAGGCTTTAGAAGACAAGTTCTTCTTGAAGCTCTTGGGCGCTTCTCTTGGAGCAGGTGGAGCAACTGGTTGCAAAGTTGTTGCTGGCACAAGCACAGACAACTTAACCATCGCTGCAAAAGACTTCCCAAAACTGAAGAACACATTGGCTTCTGGGGTTAATAGCTCCGATCCAAAACGTAAAGAAGTTGGCGTTATCCTCATGTCTCAAGACGTGTACGAAACTGCCGTCTTGTTACCTGGCGCTGGCGATGATTTCGGTAAAGATCGCGTGTACTTCGGTATCGCATCTGACACCTTGTACGGAAGCAAAATCCTCCGTACCATCAAAACTCGCTTCTTGCCTGCTGGTCACATGTTTGCCTTCACGACCCCAGACTTCTTAGGCCACAACTTCTCTTTAGGTGACCCCACCTTTGAGATCCGTAGCCAATTTGGTTTGATCGAATGGCAGACCAGTGAATCCATTGGTCTCGGAATCGGAAACCGCTTATCTATCGCCCTCATGGCGTTGAAGGGTTCGGTAATTCCCGGAACCGCAACTAGCCTTGAAGTAACGACAGATGGCACATATCCTGCCGCGATTGCAAACTACTACAAGAGCCTAAAACTCTAGTAGTCATTGCCTGATCGTTAGGTTATGATAAAACCCGGGGGAGAAATCCCTCGGGTTTTGTTTTTGTATGAATATGATTGTGTTATCGTTTATATTTAGAGCTGACGGAAGGTGGCTTAAATGTTTTTAAAGAATAATAACAAAACCGAATCAGTAGTACTGAAGAATCGAAAAAAGACTCTCGTTGCTCCTGGGGAAGTAATCTACTTGAGCACAAACGATTACGATCTGTCTATCCCAAATCTCGGTGGGTTTGAAGAGATCGATCACATAACAGCAAACGAAATCATAACCAATACCAGAGCCGAGGTGGCTCCAGTGGCTGAGGTTGTTGCAAAAACACCAGAACTTATCGCAGAGTCTGTTGTGGAAATCATCGATGTCTCATCCGAACTGAATACGGAGCCCGTAGTCGAGACTGTTGTTGAAACAGTTTTAGAGACAGTGGTAGAACCTGTTGTTGAAGTTGCCGCAAAGCCAGCCAAGAGCGGCAAGAAGGGTAAATAACAATGTCAATCATCCGCATTAGCAATCCAGGCGCAACAATACAGGCCAACTTCTGCGGACGTACCGTGCTAATCCCTTCCGGATTTAGTCTTCAGAGAGACACGGAAGACATGCAATCTTTAGTTAAGTCTCACCCGAGACTAAGCTCATCTCCTTACCTACCAGAAAACAATCCTGAGGCCGCTGTCGTTGCC